GCGCAAAAGCAGAAACCGCTGCCGGCAAAATGGAGATTCTAAAAAACTCTATTGGCGAAACAAAAGAGTCAATAGGTGCAGCATTGTTGCCAGTAGTCGAGGCGGCGTTGCCAATTTTGCAAAAGTTTGCTGACTGGGCACAAGACAATCCAGACGCGTTTGTGGCTATTGCTGGCGCCATTGCACTTGTGGCTGCAGCGGTAGTTGCTACAAACATCGCTATGGCACTCAACCCATTTAGCCTTATTGCTATTGGCATTGGTTTGCTTGTTGCTGGTTTAGTTATTGCATACAACAAGTTTGAGTGGTTCCGTGACGGCGTCAAACTAATTGTCAACAGCATCACAGGCTTTTTTGAAGGAATGGTCAACGCAGCAGTCACCGCCGTAAACCTGATCATCAAGGCATACAACTCAATTCCAATTCTGCCCAACATCCCAGAAGTACCAAAACTGTCAATCCCACAACTTGGCGGTTCAACTTCACCAGCACCTGGCCGTTCCAGCATTCCTCGAATGGCTGAAGGCGGCATTGTCAGCTCTCCCACTCTTGCCCTGATCGGCGAGGCAGGCCCAGAAGCCGTAGTGCCGTTAGATCGCATGAATAGCGGCGGGGGAGTGACCATTAACGTGACTGGCGGGCTTGCCACTAGCGCCGAGATTGGTGAGTCGGTCGTTAACGCTTTGCGCGCCTATTCGCGTAGCGCTGGGCCGTTGCAGTTACAGGTGGCGTAATGCCTGGCACAGCTGTAGTTGATTCAGGCAACTATGACCTGCAGATTGCTACGGGGTTTCAAGTTGACGCGTTTGTTTTAGACGACACGCTTAAGGGCGTATTAAATAACACCGAGTATGTGCTGGACGGTACAACCGAGTTTGCCAATGTGATGGACTCGACTGTCAGCGTTAACGTGCGGCGCGGTCGTCGTGACGTAGGCGATCAGTTCAGCGCTGGCACGATGACATTCACCATTCAAGACGTGACAGGGGTGTTTAATCCGTTCGATCAGAACTCGCCTTATTGGGATACCCCGCAAGCCAAACCTGGGCTTGCACCATTGCGCGAAGTGCGACTAATTCGTTACAGTTCTACTGATGTGCCCGAATCAATCTTTTCTGGTTTCGTTATCAATTATGACTACAATTTTGCGCTTGGAGGTTTAGACAGCGTCACCGTGTATTGCGCTGACCAGTTTTACCTACTTGCACAAACCTACCTAAACGAACTAAACGTCACGGCCGAAACATCGGGCGAACGTATAGAAACCGTTCTAGACCTACCAGAAGTAGATTTCCCAATTGCATCGCGTGACATTGCTACAGGCACGGTCAATCTTGGCCATGATTCTGCTTACACCGTGCCGGCAGGAACTAACGCGCTGCAATACCTCACCCAAATTAATGACACCTCGGAGTTTGGCAGATTGTTCATGTCACGCGCGGGGGTCTTGACGTTTCAGTCGCGTGTGGGCAATACGTTAAGCGCGCCAGTAGCCAATTTTCATGACGATGGCACGGGATACAAGTTTGATGGTGTGGGCATTAGTTTTGAGGCTGACTCTGTAATCAACAGATCGGTGCTCACAGCTCTTGATGGCAAAACGGCAACCGCAACGGATTCAGGGTCAATTGCTACATATTTTATTCAGACATCAAGCATTACAAACAGCCTGCTTCATGTGCAGGGAGAGATTGACACCGCAGCCTCCTATCTGCTTAACCCAGAGCCAGAAGCGCGTTACACGTCTGTGGCAACCAAGTACCTAATGCTGACCACAGCCCAAAAAGACACGCTGGCAACCGTGGACATTGGCGACACAATCAGCGTCGAAAAGACGTTCCCTAGCGGTACCGGCACAACCCAATTGGCTCAAGAGCTGTCAGTTGAGGGCATCGAGCACCGGCTGGATTTCAGCACAGGCCACAGCGTCCTTTACAGCACCGCGCCGACCACGATCGTTTACGAACTTATTTTAGATGATGCTTTGTATGGCACACTCGACTCAGAGAATGTCTTAGGATAGGAGACACTATGGCAACACCAACAACCCTGCCCGCCAGTTTTGTAGCGGGAAATATACTTGAGGCAGCGCAATTAAATAATTTGCGCGGCGCGTTTCGCGTTTTGCAGGTTGTTGTAGGCAGTTATGCAGTACAAACAGTTTCGACTACAACCGCGTTTGCCGATACTGGCCTGACAGCGACAATTACACCAACTTCGGCTAGTAGCAAAGTGTTGGTTATTATTCAACAAGGCGGTTGCGGCAAACTTGTTGGCAACGCATTAAGTCGTATGCAAATAAAACTGTTTCGAGGCGCAACCGATTTAGGCGCGTTTTGCGACAGCGTGGGTTACACCAATACGAGCATTGACAATTACATTGGCACGCAAGGTCACATTCGTTTAGATGAACCAGCCACGACCTCTGCCACTACATACAAAACACAATTTGCTAACCAATTTAACGGCAACGGTGTAGTCGTTCAAGCAAACGCTTCTACTTCGTCAATAGTTTTGATGGAGATTTCAGCATGACGCACAAAGAATTAGCAAAACTTTTAGCAGATGCCGGGTTTGATAATGGTTGGGTATTGCAAGGCGACCAACTTTTATTATGGGAACATAAAGAAAACCCACCAGCCCCATTAACACGTCCTAAGTAATGCGATGGCGTTACCTCATCGGCTACGCCGCGTTAATAGCGGTCGTTGTGTGGGGATGCTCTGGGTGTAGTTATGACGGGTCTTATCGCTACCCATGCCAAGACCCAAGCAATTGGAAAAAGCCAGAATGCGAACCACCGATCTGCAACCCGTCTGGAACGTGCACAAGGGATTTGATTTATGAGACCACGCCTTAAGCCTGAGGAACTACACGCTCGACTGATCGTTGTGGTGGGCATAGTTCTTGCCAGCGTGTTTGCGATCACCGTTATCGGCTTTGTGTATGCGCTTATGTTTGTCACCCAGCCGATAGACAAACAAGCACCTAATGACGCTGCCTTTATTGACCTGCTATCTACGCTGACTGTGTTTATGACTGGCACCTTGTCAGGTCTAGTCGCCTCAAACGGGCTAAAATCTAAACCGAAGGAGCCAACCAATGAAACCAAGTGACAAAGCCTTACTCGCCTCATACGGTCGCTCAATGCTGGCCGCAGTTGTCGCGCTTGCGGTAACAGGCAACACCGACCCATCCGCATTGTTAGCAGCTGCGATCGGCGCGGTCTGCCCAACAGCGTTGCGTTACTTCAACCCAAAAGACATGAAGTTTGGTCGTGGCAGTAGCCAAGGCTAAGCCTGGCGTGCCAAACGCACGCGACTACATTGGCAACGCTGACGGTGCATCACCAGCACCCCGTGCCGGCATGAACGAATGGATTAAACAAGCAATTGCTGCATCTAATGGCGCGCTTTGGAATAACGGGTCTTGGGGTCAACGTGACATGCGCGGTAAGCCAGGCTCATTGTCTGTGCACGCGACTGGCAGAGCTGTTGATTTGTCGTATCGCAGAAGCGAAAAAAACCCAAAAGCAGGACGCAAAGAAGCGTTGGTCTTTATTGACAAAGTTGTTGCCAACGCAAACGATCTTGGCTTGCAATGCATTCTTGACTACATCGGCCCGCATGGTCGAGGCTGGAGATGCGACCGTCAAACGTGGTTGACATACACCAAAGAAACTATGCACGGCGTGCCAGGCGACTGGTTCCACATTGAGATCACACCACAGGCCGCAGACTCGGTGATCTGGGTAAAAGCCGCATTCTTAAAGGTGTTCGGGGAAATCCCACCTAAGGCTTGATCTATGTTCTAAGGTCGGAGCACCGACAAAAGGACAGGCAATGACTGACATCCAGATATTTGACTACAGCGTCTATACGGGAGTGATGGACAACGGTCAAGAAATCTTGGTACAGATCTTCACCAACCCCGACTCGGGAAAGTTCCTTATGGGACAAATCGCATTCAGAATGGCATCCTCATCATGGGGCATGCCCATACCTTTGGAGAAAAGATGAACTATTTTGCAGAGAAAATTATTGGGTTAGTGCTTTGTACGGTTTTCGGGTTTACGGCGCTCACAGGGGCTCCTGACACGTCTGGTAGCCCGTCTGGGACTATTGCGCTGGCACCGTTTGACGTCCAGCCATATCTGATTGAGCCGACCACAACGACCAGTTCCACGATTTACATTGACCCGTACAGCTCGGCTTGTAAGCAGTTCAGCGCGCTTGCCGTCAACCTTGGCTGGCCTGCCAATGAGCGCACCGTGCTTGAGTCAGTCATGTTCCGTGAGTCGCGCTGCATACCTAACGCGGTCAACAGCAAAGACCCAAACGGTGGGTCGCGCGGACTAATGCAGATCAACGGATTCTGGACACCATGGCTAACTGACGCCGGCATTATTACCACAGCAGAAAACCTGTTACAGGCTGATGTTAATTTGCGCGCAGCGTTAGCAATTTACAATTACGGCGTAGAACGTCACGGTTACGGCTGGGGGCCATGGAGTGCAACAAAATGAGTGAAGGCGTGGCATGGAATCAAGGCGAACTATCAGAAGAAACCCGACGAATGGTAATGGAGCAAATGATGACAACTAAACAC